GTGACCAAGAGATGTAACTGGCGGACTAACAAGCGTTGTCGGCGTACGCGCATATGCAATTTTGCTGATATATGCAGACAACATTGATGCTGTAAGTGTTCCTGTATTGACCCAATCAACACCACCATACTGCACAGTAATCGCTTTGTTGTTTGCATTTGACACAAGAGTAAAAATCATAGAAAGGTTCATGTAACCAGTCCTTGTAATTTCTCCTGCTCCAACTGTAAAAGACGCAACGGGAATATTTGTTGTAATAAGTCCCACGGTTGGAACGCCGTAATAACTTGTCGCTGTATGGGCACCAGATCCTGCTGCCGTGACATTGACTCCTGCGCCACCAACAGTTGCAGAAACCGTAAATGTGCTTGTATTCAACACATTGTTTACATAATAAGTTGTTCCAGTAGCAAGACCAGTAGGAAGAGTTCCAGTCGTTGTCAAACGAATTCCATCATTCAATGAGAAACCGTGATTTGCACATGTAAACACACCAGGAGATTGAACGCCAATCGTGACAACATTTGCAAGAAACTTAGATGCAATGTCAATTGCAGTTGTGCTTACATAAGTCATTGCATAAATGCCGTTGACTCCGCTTCCAGTTCCATCCCAAGTCACATAAACACCAAGACCATCAGATGCTGATGTAAGACTATGGATTCCAGCGCTACTAATACGGGTAAGCGTGGAACTTGCGCCAGCGGCAGCCGTAAGCGTTACAAATGTAGCGGCAGCGGATACTGCACTTACAGAAGTTCCAGAATTGTAGATCTTTGAAAATAATCGTTGATCTGTACCATTTTCATTTTTTACGCCAACAAGGTTGTTGTTTTCGTCGTAAAGAAATGGAGTGTTATTTTTTTGTTTTAGTCCCATTGGATTGTTCCTTTATTTTTAATAGAGAGCGACAAGATTTGCGACAACGGTAAGAGCGGTTACATTTGTAGCGCGAATAGGGATAATTGATCCACTTGCAGGATTTGAGAACACGACAGAGTCTCCATTTGCCATAGTGACTGTCATGCTTGTTCCGCCAGTTCCGACATAGATTGCGCGGCAAACTGGAAATGCGGTATTTAGAACAATTGCAGCCGCATATTCAAAACTGTTTGGTGTAGTCGCAATTGATAATGATGCTGGGATTGCCATTGTTACTCCTTAAACTTGACTTGGTGAAGGGTTTGAATACCCACTAAATTGGTTCATTACATCCATTAACGCGTTCTGTTGACCGCTTCCTGTTGGTGACTGTGCCAAATTCTTTGCAGTTGCCGACTGTTGTTCCATCATCGCAGTCTGCTCTTTCGCAGCCATCGCCTTGTTTCGAGCATCTCGAATCATTGCGACCTGCTTGCCAGCCACAATCAAATTGGGATCAACGCCCAACATGTCGGAATATGAGTCTGCCCACCTGTCAGAATCAAACTTGTCTAGCACATCAGGCTTCATTTGGGCAATTGCGCCAAGGTTGCCAACGAACCGATCAACGCTATTTGTCCCAATCGCCCGTTGAGCCTGTGCCAACATCGAAACAAATTCAACTTCCAATTCCATGCCCTGCAACTCTGGCGGCGCTGGCGGAACAATGCCAGCCTGAATCATGTGCTGAAAAGTAATATCAATAAGTGGGTCAAGTAATTCGTTGTGAAGGCGCTCGATCACGGGACCAAGCATCAACAACTTTTCTTCGTGTCGTTCAGCAACCTCTGTTGCAGTCATACGCGTATCAGTCGCATTTGCCAACATCATGAACAAGTCAGCGTAAAAAGATCCACGAACACGCTCACGGACATCCTGAATGTCTCCAAGAAGGTGCTGTAAATTCAAATTCACCTCGAACGCCGTCTTAATACCCTGGCTGCCACCGTCAACAAAGGTGATACCGCCAGGCAAACTCTCAACATCTCGGTTCTTCATCGAGTTCGGCACCTGAAGAGGTGGCTTTGTTTGGTAATCAATGACCTGAGCCTTACGCAACTGCTCATGCTGCAACTGCTTGATGTCGCCGAGAGCCTCCATGCCAGGGGAATTGCCGTAAATGTCGCCACCGACAACGCTCCAGCGCGGACACATCACTGGAAAGTGTTTGTATCCACCCTCACGCAGAAATTTTCCGTCATCTCCGCCAACCTCAAAGTAACAACTGCGAAAAGGCATGTTTTTCGCATCCTTCTTTGAAGAATCCCTGTCCTCACGAGGCTCAATTGCATGAATAATCGGTATCCACTGATCCAAACTGCCTCGGTCATACAGATTCCTGACAGAATGAGAGCAATTCTTGTAACCAAACTCCTTGACGAGTTCGGCAACTGTTTTGTCAAACTCTCGGTACAAAGTGCAAACCATTCCCTGATAGTTAGACGCAATGCAGTACTCGCCAACAGTCACAGGATAATGGTGAATGACATTCTTAAAGTCTGGCAACACAATGCTGACAGCCGTTCCAAACGCTCCCAGTTCTTCATACATCTGATGCAAAGATCTGTAGGTGTTTGACTGCTGAAAAACAGACTGCATTCTCTTCGTCACCGTGTCCAGCCACAACTTCACTGGAGAAAATGCATTTAAATCAGGATCTCCAGTCCCTAGACGAAACCACTGACGGGCAGGAGAAGTCGCACCAGCCATCATGCCAGCGCCAAGAGTTCGCAAGGCGCGTGTACCAGTATTGTCGTAAATATTGTTGTGACGGCGATACCCACGATTCCTGTCCTGCTGAAAATATCGACCGTTGCGAGGCAAAATGTAAGAAGTGATCTCCTGCCAATGTGCAATCCAACTCGCCCGTTCAGACTTCAAGTGACCAAGACGGGTAAGCAATTGCTCCCGCTTTGGTGCGCCCTTGTAAGACTGATTGTCGGATGAATAGTCCATTAACTTCCAAGAAGAGATGACTTGCCAAGTGCAAGAGAATTCGGGTCAACGCCAGTCGGACCAGTCAACATTGTCCCCGCTGGACCTCCACTAGAAGAATCCGCAGCCGCTTGCATAATGCTGCTTACATCAGGCTTTTTTCGATTTGCTTGGTTCACTAACATTTCACTTTGTTGGCGTTGTGTTTCGGCTGAAGCAACTGCTTGGGTCTGCGCTTTCTGTTGTCTTCCCAAAGCATCCGCTTGCTTACGCTTTGCATCTTCGCCAGCAGCAATTGTGTAGCCAACACCTGCCGCACCTACGGCTAACGCGGCTCCTGCAATTATGGTTGTTGCTGTAATCGCTCCAGTCATTTCATTCTCCTGTAATAATCGTTGTGTTTAAATTTTCGTGACGACGCGACGCAAGTAAATAAGACTCCGATGTAAATTCATCTTCTGCCGCTTCGACAGTTGTTGCATTCGTCGCAAACAACATTGTCATGTTCGTGTCGCTATGAGCCACAAACAACTGTTTGCGACCAGCACTCGCAACCAAAACTTGATATCCATTAATCTCATACGCCTGATCGTTGGCGTACACGGTGACATTTCCACTCACAATAAGCATTGTTGGAACTAAAATGAACGCACCAGCAAGAGCCACTCCCGCAGGAATAACAAGAGATCTCGAATACATACCGCCATGCAAAGTGTGATGCACAGGCAAATCAACCTGCGGCATCTTCAACATTTCATTTTGCACAACTCGAACCTTCTCAATTGCAGCCTCACTCATCACCGCAATTCTTGAACTGTTTGTTACAAGCGCTGTCATTGAATTGCCTTAAAAAACACTTCGTTTGTATGCGAATATCCAATGTTCGGCATCAATTCATTCAAGCGACCGCCTACTGGTGCGCTGACAAGAATCCCAATTGCACCCATGTCCCTGGCAATAAATTCCATCTCTCGAATCAACATCATGCCAGCGCCACTACCACGGTGTTCCTTTGAAACAAATAGGCTTTCGGTTACCGCCAAAATCTGACTGTAATGCGGCATCTTTGTCACAATTAATGATGAAAATCCAACAAGAAGATCATTTACAAACGCCGCTGTAAAGTGAATCATATTTAGATTTTCAAGCGAATAATAAGTAGAACTGTCGTAAACACAGCGCGGAAGACCAGAAATTTGGCATTCGTCCGCATACTCAGAAACTAAAAAATCAAACTCTGGACGAGTCGATAGTTCGGCAAATGGGACGCGCTTAATTTCAGTCATACTCGTTTTCAATGATGAAAAATTATTCCGAACACAAGACTTACGGGTACCTATTAACAATTATTTCTGAAACTCAGGAGCGTATGGGTCGTACTCATGATGAATCCTCTTCTTCAAACGCGTCGCAATGTCATATGGCACACGCTTCGAAACTGGGTACGCAAAGGTCAGGCACAAAGCATCTGCGATGTCAGGGCTTCCACCGCCTTGCAAACGCTTCTTAATGTCATCCTTGGATTCCAAAACTTTTCTCCCACTCGCGTCATACCAAAAAATAGGTGTGGCGAGTTCTTGGGTCAAGTTCGCACAATCGGGGATGGCACCCCCCCCTTCGATCCACTCACGCATGAGCCACCACATTTCCATTCGCCGATTCGCAAATTGTTTGTCCATCACCGCTCGTCCGCCGAAAGGGACTTCGATGGGATCGTAATCGAGTTGACGCAGTCGGTCGATGACACCTGACCCTGCACCTGCGTCCACGAACACAGCGTCAGGTTGCCAAGCCTCGATGACGCTTGCGACTCGACCTGCTAGATCCATATTGTCGATGCCCCTGTAGATGAGAGGCTCGAAGCAGACAAGACCTTGACGCTTGCAGATGACGCTTCGATCATCGCCGAATCTCGCAGGATCAACGCCAAGTATTCGAGGCGCAGACTCAATA